TTTCCAGAGCTCAAAAAGTTAGCTATGGAAGAGTATAGATATTGGGATCCTGATTGTGTGTTAATTGAAGCCAAAGCCTCTGGTACGCCTCTAACACATGAGTTGCGACGTATGGGCATACCTGTAACGGCTTATGCACCTAGTCGTGGTCAAGATAAAGTTGCTAGGATGAATAGCGTTGCACCAATATTTGAGTCTGGTATGGTTTGGGCACCAGAACACGACTTTGCGGATGAAGTGATTGAGGAAATGGCGTCCTTCCCTTATGGCGATTATGACGACTTTTGCGATAGTGCTACAATGGCTTTGATGCGTTTTAGACAGGGGGGTTTTATATCTCTCAAAGAAGACTACGAAGACGAGGTGAAATTATTAAAAGCGAACAGGACAGTATATTATTAAAAATATATCTAACTAGGTTTGTTTTCGATGGTAGAGAATATGCCGGACCAGATATTCATGCAAAAAACATGGAGGATGCTGAATTGATAGCCGAGCAAAGTGGTTTAATAGTAGATGGAGAGTTGACAGACATAGTGGATTTGGATTTAGATACCATACCAAGGGTGTTACACTAAAATAATATGGCGATAGAAAAACAATTAGGGACAGAAGACAACCCGGATATAAAAACCATGGGATCAGCTGTAGAAATACAGCCAGACACAACGCGCGAAGATCAAATTAGAGAAGCAGCAGAAATATTAGTTTCTGGCCAAGATCTACTTATAGATGAAGAAATAACACCAGAAGAACCGGTAGTTGGATTTAACATAAATTTAGCAGAGGTATTACCAGAGGATATTTTACAAAACATATCAAATGACATCCTAAGTTCTATTAAAAGCGACAAACAATCTAGGAGCGAATGGGAAAAAACTTACACAGATGGACTCAAATATTTGGGTATGAAGTTTGACGAGGGTAGATCACAACCTTTTGAGGGATCTTCTGGTGTAATTCATCCAATCTTGGCAGAAAGTGTCACACAATTCCAGGCACAAGCCTATAAAGAAATGTTGCCAGCTAAAGGACCTGTTAAAACAGAAATTATAGGAGCTAGGACAGTAGAGACTGAAAACCAGGCTGAAAGAGTACAAGAGTTTATGAACTATTACATTATGAATGTAATGGAAGAGTATGATCCTGAGCTAGACCAAATGTTATTTTATTTACCTTTGGCTGGTTCTGCCTTTAAAAAAGTTTATTTTGATTTTGTGCTGAACAGGGCTATTTCAAAATTTATACCGCCAGAGGATCTAATAGTTCCCTATGAAGCAGCAGACATTAGCTCTGCCGAGAGAATTACGCATGTGATTAACATGTCCTCTAATGAAATTAAAAAACAACAACTTACTGGTTTTTATGCAAACGTAGACATAGGTAGCGACGGCTACTCAGATAATATGTCGGATGTAGAAGAAGCTATAGATGAAATACAGGGCATATCACCCTCTTATAAAGAAAATAGAAACAGAACAGTCTACGAAGTACACACAGTTTTAGACATAGAGGGTTACGAGGATAGAGACGACAAAGGTAATACCACGGGCCTAAAACTACCCTACATAGTGACCATAGAGGAATCCTCCGAAAAAGTTTTAAGCATAAGAAGGAATTATTTAGAAAACGATTTACTAAAAAACAAGATAAATTATTTTGTTCAATATAAGTTTATGCCTGGACTTGGGTTCTATGGATTAGGTTTGTCACACATGATTGGGGGATTATCAAAAGCCTCGACCTCTATACTAAGACAATTAATAGATGCTGGAACTTTAGCTAATTTACCAGCTGGTTTTAAAGCTAGAGGCATGCGAATCAGAGACGAAGATGAACCATTGCAGCCAGGAGAGTTTAGAGACATAGACACAACAGGCGGATCTTTAAAAGAAAACTTAATACCTTTGCCTGTCAAAGAACCAAGCAATGTATTGATGCAGTTATTAGGGATCTTAATTGATTCTGGTAAGCGTTTTGCAGCGATAGCTGATATGAATATAGGAGACGCTAACCAAGCTATGCCAGTAGGCACTACAGTTGCTTTGTTAGAAAGAGGCACGAAAGTAATGAGTGCTATACACAAAAGACTACATTATTCGCAAAGATTAGAGTTTGGTTTATTGGCAAAAGTGTTTAGTGAGTCTTTACCACCCGTCTACAATTACCAGGTTGGATCTGGACCAAACCAAATCAAACAACAAGACTTTGACGATAGAGTAGACATAATACCTGTATCAGATCCTAATATATTCTCACAAAGTCAACGTGTCACTTTAGCACAAGAGCTTTTACAAATGGTGCAGTCTAACCCACAAGTGCATGGTCCTATGGGTATATACGAGGCTTATCGTAGAATGTATGCAGCACTAGGCGTGGATAACGTGGATTCACTATTAATGCCGCCTCCAGACATGACACCTAAACCAGTAGATGCTGGTTTAGAAAACGCTAGTTTATTGATGGGCCAACCAGCTCAGGCTTTTCCAGAACAAAACCATCAAGCTCACATTGACACACATAGAAGCCTGTTTTTCACTGATTTAGTAAAAGACAGCCCACAGGTGCAAGCTCTGATAATAAGTCACTGTATGCAGCATTTACAATTTTTAGCATCGCAAATAGCGCAAGAACAAATGCCAGATGAAATGAAACAAAGGATTGCAGAAATACAGGCTCAAATGCAACAGGTAACACCAGAAGAGGCACAGATGATTGGGCAACAAATACAGATGATAAACGAACAATATAGTTCTAGTATCATGGCTCAATTAGCTAACGAATTTTTACAATCTATAGGCATGAGCGGTGCTGGAGATCCTTTAGTAGACATAAGGCAAAAAGAATTAGATCTCAGAGATAAAGAATTAAATTTAGAAGCACAACAGTTTGACAGCAAACAAAATCAAAGAGCACAAGAAAAAGCTATGGATGCAGAATTACAGCTAGAGCGTATGAATGTGCAAAAACAGATAGCGGATGATAAACTAGAAGTAGCTATAGATAGGTTGAAAACTAATACCGATTTGAAGCTACTAGAACTGGAGAACAAAATTAAGGGGATATTATGACGACTTCTTACAAAATTGAAGCAATCAAAGAACTTAGAAAACAAAAAAAAGCAGCTAGAGAGCAAGAGGCTATAGACCTCAAAGCCGCTAGGGATGAAGCAGAGAAGAAAGCACAAGAAGGCAGAGACAGACTAGCAAAAAAAATGGCTAGGATTGAAGCTGGTTTGCCAGTAGAAGATCCTGGAGAAGAAAAAGTTGAAAAGCCAGTGGTGAAAAAAACTGTCGCCACCAAATCTACAGAGAAAAAATCACAAAAAAAACCTACAATAAAAAGGAAAGGTAGACCAAAAAAATCTAAATAATGAACGATATAGACGTTTTAGACCTTATCAGAAGAAAAATTGATGATAAGAGAAAACAGATAGAAGAGATACTAATGTCTGGTAGTCTTAAAGATATGGAACATTATAAATATTTGCAAGGCGAGCTAAGTGTCTTATACTACTTAGAAGACGAAATAAGTGACATAGGAAAACAAATATAATGGCGGAAGCAATACAACAAAACTCAAGTATAGAAAAGGTAGCAGAGGCGTATGTTGATTTAGAGGATAGAGTTTTAGATCCTGAAAAATTAGACGCTAGTATATTAGAACGTATGCCACAACCGACTGGTTGGCGTATGCTTGTTTTGCCGTATGCTGGCAAAGCAAAAACCAAAGGTGGTATTATTCTTGCCAATGAAACAGTTAATAGAGAGGCATTAGCAACAGTGGTTGCTTATGTAGTTAAACAAGGTCCGCAGTGCTACAAGGATAAAAGTAGATTTGGCGATAAGCCTTGGTGTGAAGAAAAACAATGGGTTTTAATAGGGCGCTACTCTGGCTCTAGGTTTAAATTGGAGGACGGCGCAGAAGTACGCATCATCAATGACGATGAAGTGATAGCCACCATACTCAATCCTGATGATATTATAAGTTTATGACAGTAGAAAAAGACGTAGATATAGCGCAACTAGAGGTTGACGATATAGAGGTACAAGTTACTGAAAATGAAAGCTCCGCCCCGGAGCAATCAACATCTAGTGACGACGAGTTAGAGAACTATACAAAAAGTGTCTCTAAACGTATTAACAAGTTAAACGCGAGAAACCGCGAAACAGAAGAAAGAGCAGCTCAGTTGGAAGCAGCACTGCGACAAAGAGAGCAAGAAGTACATGCTTACTATCAACAAGCCTCTACAGCACAACAGAACCTTCTAGCTAAAGAGGAAGAGGTAGTAGAGACAAAAGAGCGTGAGGCTAATGAATTATACAAAAAGGCTCATGCCTCTGGCGATGCTGATTTAATGTCCAAAGCCGACTCTCTAAAAAGTGATGTCGCCTTACAAAAAGAAAAAGTCCGTATAGCAAGGCAGAGACAAGAACAAATATCTGCAAATGCTCAGACTGTGCCTCAGCAAGAAGTACAACAAAACATTCAACAGGTACAACAACAGATGCCACCACCCTCAGAAAAGGCTTTGGAGTGGAAAGACAACAATCCTTGGTTCGATCAAAACACAGAAGCTACTGCATGGGCAGAATATGTCCACAACACCTTGGCTAATGAAGGTTATGACTTAGAATCAGATGATTATTACAATGAATTGAGTAACAGAATTTATAAAGTTTATCCGGATCTTAGATCCGATAATGCCGAACAAAAAGAGGATAGGCCCGCTGTGCAAAGAGTCGCCTCTGCTTCCGTAGGGAGTCGGCAAAAAACACAAGGCAAAGAGAACGGCGTACGTTTTACAAAATCAGAAGTCGAAACTCTACAAGGATTAAAACCACACGGCATGTCAGATGAAGCGTGGTTAAAATCTGTGGCTAAAGAAAAACAAAAACTAGCAACAAGGGAGGCAAAATGACAGAAGAAAATAATTTAGACGTACATTCCAGAAAATCCCGTGAGTCCGAGTCTCACGATAATAATTCTCGCAGAAAACCATGGAGGCCAGTTAGAAAACTAGAGGTTCCTGAACCACCAGAAGGGTACGAATATCGATGGATAAGAGAATCCATGTTGGGACAGGAAGACAAAGCAAATGTGGCAAGGCGTATTAGAGAAGGATGGGAGCTCGTAAGAGGAACCGACCTTCCAGCTGAATATGAATTTCCAACTGCTGACTCTGGAAGACATGCTGGCTTAGTTTATAGTGAAGGTCTTTTATTAGCGAAAATTCCTGTTGAGACTAAGAATGAGCGTAATGCTTATTATGAGGATCAAACTGCGATGAAAAAAGATGCGTTAGACAATACTATGTTTAGTGACTCTAAAAAAGATAGCAGATATGTGAAATATGATGCTGATAGAAGATCCAATGTTACTTTTGGGAAAAAGTAACAATCATAAATAGGAGAATATCTTATGGCTAATAATGATAGCGCATTTGGATGTAAACCTGTTCGCATGATGGGTGGAGCACCTTACTCTGGTGGTCAATCAAGATACAGAATCGCAAGTGGAGCTACAACTCCAATTTTCCAAGGCGATCTTGTAACTCAGTTGACAGCGGGAGTAATCGGTAGACACGCCGCAACTGGAACTGTTCCGATTGTCGGAGTGTTTAACGGAGTACAATACACTGATCCAACCACAGGTGAGCAAGTATTTAAAAACCATTATCCCGGTAGCATTGCTGCTTCCGATATAATTGCAAGCGTAATTGATGATCCTAATGTCGTCTTTGAAGTTCAAGCAGACGCAGCTATGCCTGTTGCTGACTTGTTCGGAAACT